GTAAAAATCGTCTATCTGTAATAAGTCAATTATATTCTTTAGCATTATGGTTGTTGTTCGATTAGTAATTGATTTGCTGCTGTGCTTCCATCTGCAAAAGTATAAGTAACCGTCAATGGGTATACAGCAATCTCGCCTTCCTCAGTTCTTAGCCTTATGAATTGCTCCGTGTTTATGTTTTCCCCTTCCTCCGTGATTATCAATTTAAGCAAATCTGTATTGGCTGGAATGCATACGCTTACCGAACCATCTGCCGTCAATGTGCTTGGTGTAATTGTAACCCCTGAAACCGTTGTTGTGATTGCTGCGCTTACTGCATTGTTTGGGAGTAATATCCTTACATCAACGCATTGAGAGCCGTCAGAGGGCTGTATTGGGTCTATTGGCTTGTTTTGATTGTCAACCAACACATCTCTAAAATCATTTAATAGAGTAAAATCTACCTCTCCTGTTGTAAGGTTGCAATGCATATCATTGATAAAGTACCGTTTATCTCTAATGATAAGACGGTCATTTAATTCAAGGTTGGTCAATAGGCTTACAGGTAGATTCGTCTTTACCTTCGTTTCTCTATTCTTTAGATTGTAGAGATTAAATAAATACCCAGCATAGTATTCTGCAAACAAAGTTCTTTGCTCTGTTTGTAAAGTCATTGTGCTTATTTCTGGATGAAAATTCAAAGTATAATTTAGGTTGCCATCTATTACGTCTTGACCGAATGGCATGTATTCAGTTTGCGAAGTGATTGTACTTCCGCCCTCATTGAATTTAAAATTAGCAGAAAGCTCGTCATACATATACAAAATCATTGGCTTTGGAGCATACTTAGTGCCGTCTGATTTTATGGTTTCGCCTATTTGTAGATTTGTGCCTGTAAACTTTTGCATCATCATATTCTCAAAAGGCAGCTCAATCTTAAACTCGCCACCATCGTATTCAAATTGCTCATTCGCGCTTCCGTAGTTTCTATTTGTTAAGTCTCTAAATATCGTGTTTGTGGCGCTTTCGCTTTCTTGATAATTCAGCTCAATATTTTTGTAGAGCTTTACCCTATCAATCTGCGTGCTTTTTATGTCGGTGTATTCTGTGATATCTACAACCGCACCTTTTGCATACCAATCGTCTATCGGTTCAACTTGATATGTATCTACCGCCAAAGGATAGCAAGTAAGATTGAACATTTTAAGCAATCCGCTGAAAAACGATTCTACCGTCATGTCAGGCAAGTAATTTAGTACGCTTATTTCTGCCGTAATGGAGAATGAAGCAAAGCCAAGAAAAGTGTTACTTAATGTTTGGGTATTAGGTACAGGACTTTGTGTAAAATAATTTGTGCTTTGCTTGTATTGGATTGACAATTCTATGTCTATATCTGACTGCGCTCTTACAAAAAATTGATATTCTCTTGGAGTCACTAAATGGTTGTTATTTACAACGATTGCGGCTGGCAAAAGACCAGTACCGCTTCGAGCGTTAGTTTGAACGTGCTGTCCGTCTACAAATATGTCAATGTAGTAAAATACAGAAGTTGAACTTACGCTTGTTACATTCAAAGCAATAGTATGCTCAGAACCCGAATAAACTCCTCCGCTTGGACTGACATTTGGAAAGTTTTGGCTTGCGGTGAATTGAGTCAATGTAAGCGTTTCCGTAGCGACATCAAAAAAGTCTGATGCGCTTAACGTGTTATTGTTGTTAGATGGTAATTGTGCAAGGCTGTTTATATTTGCTAATGTTGGCGCTGTTATGAAACTGAAGCTTTCCGCGTTTTGACACAATAGAAAAGCATTAGTAAATCGCTTGGTAGATAAAAACGAACCTTGAAAAGCCACACCGTATTTGCTTGTTATTGCTGCAAGCATCTGAATTAACTTAATCGCTGGGAACAATTCATTGTATCTTACTGCGCCATCGTTTGAATTTAGGTCTGTACTTGCTGCATCGTTGTATGTAACGTTCCTATCAAATATTAATGGGTATCGTATTTTGTAATCTGTGGAGCCATCCGTGATTCTATTCTTAACTTCCGTTGGCGTAAAGTTATGCTTTAAACTATTCAGGTAATTTAAATCCACAAGCTTGTCACTTCCGAACTTATCTTTTAGGCTTGTAAGGTTTCCGTAAAATGTTACTTGGTAGCTGTGCGCTTTGTTGTCTTTTACTTCGCTTTTCTCTAAGCTAATTTGACCCTCTCTAAATGTAGTCAAATCAATCTCAATAAATGCAGCTCTGCGAATGTTTTGGTCTATCGTTTGCGTTAAATCGTTTTGGTAAAAATGATTAAAGATTGCATTGTTTTTTACTGAGGCTGGAACCGAGAAGCTTTGCGAGAAGTCCGTAAATACCTTGCTAATATCTTGAACGTTTTGCTGCGTGCTTTTTATGCTGATTTGCTCGTCATCAAACAAGTCAAGTTTTTGCCCTTCAATATATACCGATACTCCTCTCATTAGGTTACGTTGTTTATTAGGTCAAAGGCAAAGTCAAAGTCAAGCGTATAATTCATTGTGCCGTCATTTAATCCTGTTTGTTTTACTAAAGATTGGGTTTTTACTTTTGCTGGGAAAGCATTCGTGTTTCTGTTAAAATCTAAAACCGTCACATGCTCGCTCAACATCAATTGTTGAATGTACTCAGCATATCCATCGTTGACAAATCCGCTGTTTAATTTAATTGATTCGTTACCTGTTCTATTGAATTGCCTAATCTGACCGCCATCGCCTGTTGCGCTATATGGCAGAGTCTGTGGATTGTTTTTGTACTCGTTGCTTTTTACCGTTGTTGTTTTTTGGTTTACTTTAAAGAAGAACATTCTTGACCATGAACCGTATTTATTTACAAAGTCAACAACTATCGGGCTATATTTAGGCTCGCATTCAGGCTTAAAGGTTGCAGTCCAAACCACATTAGAACTTGTGTTTATCATTTCAACTTTATTGCCATGAGCAAGGTTTCCAGTATATACCCTACCGAATACCTTAACCCCAGCTGCACTTATTGTAATTTCGTGAGTTGCTCCTGTGCTTAGATTTGTGTATCTTATCTTTTCGCCTACCGCTACCTCGGCATCAAAACTCCCAGCAAGCGCATTTCTTTGCGTTGTGCTAAATGAACTATCGTAATGGTATAGGTATGTGCCTTCGTCAAGCAAAACGTTTTGATGCGCTCTATTCTGCCCTTCCATGTATTCGGAGTATCCGTTTACGAATTGACCTGTTTCCGTTCCGACAGACGATTCAGTGCCTCCAACCGTTTTGAATTTTTCTATGTGATAATTGACAACAAAGTTTGTGCTTGTGGCTGTATCAAAAAAGTTTGCCGTATCATAATCATAAGCGCCAAAAGTAAAGTATTCTCTAACGTATGGCGCGATGTTGTAATAAGTAGCCGTAATATTTGAGGAAGGTATCTTTTTGCTCAACGTATATTGAGGCGATGCTGGTTGGCTTCCTGTGTTCCATAGGTACAATTTTACCTTTGTTTCCGTTTGATTGGTTTCGTCAATCTCTACAATGTATGGCGACCTTGCTAATTTAACGCTCATTTGCTTAATCTTTTAAAATTTTCTTTTGTTATTTGGTCAAATAGGTTTTCAACTTCTAAACCGTATTTATCTACAAGCTCATCAGGCAACCTTTTAAAGAACTTCTCAAATGGCTTTGTAAAAAATAGCGAGGGCTTTATCCCCTTGGAATAAATACTTCGAGCAATCAAAAAAGTAATTGATTTTCTAAAACCTACCGAACTTATGCTTCTACCCTTGAATTGCCCCTTGTTGTTTCTTGGAGCTATGCCTTTACGAATTACCCATTTATCAAATGCTTTAGGCGGAGGCATCTTGTCTGTGTATTTGTAGCCATCTAAACTCTTACCACTTTTTTTGCCTTTTACACCTCTATCCTGATAGAAACCGTATTCTTCCATCTCAAAACTAATCTGAACTGAGTTCTTTGATTCCTTGACGGTTGATTTAAGGCTGTTTTTTAGTTTGCCTGATGCATCTATTGGGTGCTTTCTATTTAATCCATTAGCAAGATTTTTCTTTGCCTCTCGGATAACATTATCTCGAAAGTCATTTAACAATTCTTGTATGGATTCAAATTCAGCCATTAGCAGATTGTCATGTCGTTAGGAATTAATATGTCGCATGTCATTGTGAAACCGCCGAGCTTGTTTTCAAAGCGCTCAGTAAAAGGCTCACAAGTTACGTTTCCATCTACTTGGAATTTATCGCTATATAAATCGCCTCTCCTTAAAAGTTCGTAGCATCTGTTCTGAACTGCAAGCATTGTATTTAATACCCACAGCTCATTGTCGTTTCCATCGAATTTATTTGGGCTTTCGTCTTTTGATATATCCGTAATATCCATGGCAAGGATGGAAATATTAAACCTAATGACATTCCCCTCAAATGTTGCCGTATTGACAATCAAATGCACAAGTGGGAAAATGGTTTGTTTCGCCAAGTCAACCTCAAAGATGTCGCCCTGAGTTACCGTGTTGATTATTGGGTCATTCTCAAAGTGCGTTTTTAGTTTGTCTATAATGTCAAAATAATTCATTATCGTTTTATTAAAAATAATCTGCAAAATTGCTCAAAGCTTTTGTGCTTATGTTTTTGTTTTAAATACATTCCCCAAAGTTTCATTCTTGTCGGATTCAACAAATTATCATTTATAAGATAGTCTTTGCCTTTAAATTTATGACTCCATTTCATCTTCTCATTTGTTGTTTAAGTTCGTTTGCTTCGATTTCGTTTTTTTGTTTTTCGAACGTGAGATAGGTGAGA